TGCTACGCCTGGAGTTCACTGGGGGCCTGGAGGAAACTTCTTCCTTCGTGCTATTCGTTTTGGTAATACAGATCCTATGCTTCATTTATTTAAGGCAGCAGGGTACAAAATTGAAGACGACGTAGTATCAGCAAATACATCAGTAGTCTATTTTCCAGTTAAATCAGGACACAGAAGATCTGAAAAAGATGTAACGCTATTTGAAAAAATTGCTTTAGCTGCAACTGCTCAAAAATATTGGTCGGATAATGGTGTTTCTGTAACCCTGTCTTTTGACAAAGAAAAAGAGTCAAGGCATGTTCCTACTGTTTTGCATATGTACGAGGGACAGCTAAAGGCAGTATCATTCCTTCCAATGGGAAATCACACATATCCTCAACAACCATATACTCAAATTACAGAAGAAGAGTATGAGTCTTATGTTGGAGTGCTAAAGCATATTGATTTTTCTGCCATTTATGATGGAAATGAAAATCTAGAAGCAATGGGTGAAGCATATTGTACTACTGATTATTGTGAGATTAAAGTCAAGTAGTATATGGTAAAATAGACTTATAATGTCTAATCCATCAAATCTTTATTCTGAAAAAGTTTTTGCAGAACACCCAATAGTTCTTTGGTCACTTGACGATAAGGCAGATTATATCTCTCTTATTTCTGAACCAAATAGAAATATTTCTTTATGGGAAAAAGATCAATGCTCTGTAAATTCTGTTGCAGATAATTTTTCTGCACCATTTCAAGATAGTTTTGTTTCAAGGATTACTGGGGTAGTTCCAAATGCAAACTCAACAAAAACTTTGACTATTAAAAGTCCCGAGTTATTTAATTTTAATCAAATAAATACAGAGTTGGGTACTTTTTCTATTGGACTATATTTAAAGCCAGAAACTGCATATTTAAAAACAGCAGAAGTTGGATATGAATATTATGATTCAGATTTAGATGAAACTTTTGAATTTTTAAAACAATTTAATTATGATGTTTTTCAAGATTGGACTTTTCTTTCTGCAACATTTGAATCTCCAATGATAAGTGCTCAGGCCAAAATATTTTTTAGGCTAACATACTACGGACCCTTTAGTGATGAAACGCTAACCTCTTCAGACTATCAATTTTTAGTAAACGGTATATCTGTTGGTCAGTGGTCAGAGAATTATCAAACTACATCGTTAGGTATTATTCCAGAAGCACTTCCTACAACAATTGACTTGGATACACCATTACAAAATTTGGCACCTGATGGAATTAAATGTGTAGGTGCATCAGCATATGGATCTTCTTTTAATTCTGGTTACTATTTAATATTACAAAAAAGTTTGACTGCACAAAATACAAGCATTCCAATGGTTTATGGTGCAAAAAATGTAACTAAAATATTTCCAAATTATACAGTAATAGAACAGCCAGATATTTTAGATGGATCTAGTGCATCTTCAATTAGATGGACTACAATAGACGATGGAGGTTTTTTTAATTACACTTACTGGGATGAAAATATTGAAGGTAACTCAGTACAAGAATCACTGGTTTCATCTTTTCCAACAACTACATTTCCTTCTTTAATTATTCCAGGAAAAGGAATGTTAAATCAAAATGGAAAGTATAAAACATATACATTTGAGATGTGGATAAGATTATCAGCAGAAAATCTTGAGCCAAAAAGAATCTTTGGGCCAATAAAATCAAATGATGGAATTTATGTAGAGCGGGGATTTGTATCTATAGTCCTTGGCTCTTATATAAAATCTCATTATGTTGGAGAATGGTTTAGACCAATGCTTATGCAGTTTACTATAAGCAAAAACTTAGCAACATTAATTATTAATGGAGAAGAAGTTATCTCTATGAATATAGATATAGACTCTATTTCTTTGCCACAAAAAATCAATCCAACAAATCAAAAAGATCAAGACTGGTTAGGATTTTACGCATATGATGATATTCATCCTATAGAAATTGATGCTATTGCAATTTATCCATATAAGGTTCCAATCAACGTTGCCAAAAAAAGATTTGTTTATGGTCAGGGTGTCTCAATTCCAGAATCTCTAACTTCAGCATATAATGGAGTTATTGCATCTATTGAATACCCAAATGCTGGATATACTAATAACTATTGTTATCCAAACCATGCCTCTTGGAATCAAGCAACCTCAGATAATTTAAATGTATCTTCTGTATTTTTAGAAACACCATCTTATTCTTTGCCACAAATTTATGTAGGAAATAATAATTATGACGAATGGTTAATTTTAAATAGCGGAATACAATCTGATAAAAATTTATTTTATACATTTAATACTGGAAAAGCAGCAACGGCAGCATCATATATTAAGTTTGACTCATTAAGCATTATTGGCAATAGTGTAGGATCTATTTATGGTGTCTTTATGTCAGAAAGAAGTTATTCATCACCACAGGTATTATTTAAATTTATCAATATTGTAAGCAATAACTCTATTTTAATAAGAATTCAAAATGACGTTCTTGAATATGTTTACATTGCAAATAATAAAGAAGAAGTTTTATATTCCATAAACAATTTTTATAGTCCAAATATGTTTACAGTTGGAATAAATATTGAATCAATGATTAATTATTTTGGAGATAAAGTTTCAACGTTTTTTGGAAATATTGGAGCAGTTTCTTTATATGTTGGTGGTATGGGAAGTTTAGAAAATAATCAAACATTTTTAGGTAAAATTTATTCAGTTGGAATAGATACAAAGTTTAACTCAATAAAAACACTAGATTTATTTAATGAGTTTGGTGTTGCAAAAATGGTAGAATCAGAAAACTTTTTAAACCATATATCAAGTTATACTCTTATTGCATTGAAAAAATATAATAATTACATGCTAGATATTGCAGTAGCATCTTATTGGGAAGATTATATTCCGTTATCTTATTTTGCTAAAAATATTAAATTATTAAATGGATCATCTTATTATGATTTAGATTTTTTGCAATTTAATATAGATTATCCAGAACCCGCAGCCGTTGTTGATAATAATTTAAATACTTCTACCTCTTCAATAAAAACACATATTGCTTTTCAATATATAAAAAACGGTGTAAGTCGTGTAAGCATTAATTATCAAAAAGAATTAGATATTCCAATTAATAAGGATAGGCTAGTAGATGTATCAAGTTATTCAGATTGGGATTCTAGAAGATTTGAAGTTGTTAATGGAACAGTAATCTATCCAAATCCAGCATCTATAGATTTTAATGATCTTGCAATTTCCTATTCTCTTGATTTTTCTGTTCGTGGTATTTTAACAAATCCAATTAAAATACGCAAACTTGAGTTTGCATCTAAATCATTAAATGAGACATCCTTTAATCCAATAGGTACAGAATTTGGTGTAGACCTATATCCTTATAAAAAATCTGGAGTTTACTTTGATTATAAAACAAAAAACCCCTACGCCATTTATAAAGAAAGCACTCCATATTTATATCTAACAAAAGATAGCGGAATAGAATTGCGTGGAGAATTTAATCCACTAGAAAGTCGTGGCATAGCAATGCCAATTAATCCATCTGAACTACCAGACTATACAATGAGTGCAATTCAGATGTGGATAAGGTATGACAGAGAAGATTTTCCAACAGATGAAATTAAAATTTTTGAAGTAGAGCATGCAGGACAATCTGGATTAACTCCAGATGTAATTGATTTCTTTATGAAACCAGAAGCACTTGCTGGAGGACGTGCCAGAATTTATGCAAGAACAAGGTCAACTGGATTACCAACAAATGGGATTTCTTATTATTGGAATGGGGTTGCTGTTGTTGAGCCAAGAATAAATACAAAAGAATGGGGAGTGCTTGGAATTTCTTTTGCAAAAAGTTTAAAGTATAATAACTATTCTGGAAGTATTAATATTTGTGGACCAATAACTTTCAATCTTTTATCTCACTATAGAACAACAAAACTTCAAGAACTTCAAAAAAATATTATAAGACCTTGGCTTGAAGTTCTTACAGATAAAGAATCTATTTTAGAATGGCAGTATTGGGAGTCTTCTAGTTTATGGAATGATGTATTAATTTTATCAAGTTCTGATGGATATAAAATTCTTCCAGATGAAGTTTATAAGACTTATATGGGAACAAATAAAACAATTATTGATGATACAGATGCAATTACAATTCTTTTTGATACAGTTTCTGTATTTTCCAATGTAATCTGGACAGATTCCGTATATAAAGCACTTTAATATGGTATACTTATGGTTATGAATACTCCAAATCCAAATAAAAAGCGTAAGCAATTGCCTAAAATGAAGGGGCAAATTGGCGAATCCCGTGCAAAAATTATTGAAAAACATTATGACTGGGGTCTGTATGTGTATAAGAAGTCCAATGGAAAATGGTTTACAGATGGAACTGGTTCAGTTTTAAATATTGAATCAATGAAAGGCGACATTGCTCAAATTGGAAAACTTCGTGAGGCAGCAATTTATTATGGAGATCCAGGCGATGGAGATTGTATTTTTGTTCCAGGGCTTACAAGAATTACAGAAGAAGAATATTCAGAACAAAAACAACGTCTAGCAGAAGGATTAATTCCATCGATGAATGACCTCGGTGCTTGGAAGGCTGCACAAGATACTCATGATAAATATGGAAGTGAAGAATAATGTCAGAAGATAGATCAGAATTTATTAGAGTTAAAATGGATGAAGGTATTCCAGAGGATGATACTTTTAAAAAGCAAGATCCTTTCAATAAATCCTGGGATGAATTAAAAAATTTAGACGGCTTAGACAATAACTTTAAACGTCGTACAACAAGAGTTGAAAAAGCAGCATCTGCAGAAATTAGTAAGGTTGATGCTTCACAAGCATATATTGATTCTGCTCGTGCAGTAAGTACTGGTCTTGATGGAGCACAATCAAAAGAAATAAATCCAGGACTTGTATATAGAAATGGTTATGGACTTTTTGATGTTATTACACCCCCATGGAATCTTTATGAATTGGCAAATTATTATGATACATCATTTGCTAACCATGCAGCAATTGATGCAAAAGTAGAAAACATTGTAGGACTAGGATATGACTTTGAAGTTTCTGCAAGAACAATGCTTAAACTAGAATCTTCTACAGATACAGCAGCAACAGATCGTGCACGTAAAAGAATTGAAAGAGCAAAAATTGAATTGCGTGATTGGCTTGAATCATTAAACAATGATGACTCTTTTACTCTTACGATGGAAAAAGTTTATACTGACCTTCAAGCAACTGGAAACGGATATATTGAAATTGGTAGAACAACTCGTGGTGAGATTGGATATGTAGGTCATATTCCAGCAACAACCATTCGTGTAAGGAGATTGCGTGATGGATTTGTTCAAGTTATTGCAAATAAGGTTGTTTACTTCCGTAACTTTGGAGCAACAAATTCAAATCCTCTTGGAACAGATCCAAGACCAAATGAAATTATTCATTTCAAAGAATACTCTCCTTTAAATACTTTTTATGGTGTTCCAGATATTTTGTCTGCAATTAATTCTTTATATGGAGATGCACTTGCCTCACAATATAACATTGACTTCTTTAGCAATAAAGCAGTTCCTCGTTATGTTGTAACACTTAAAGGTGCAAAATTATCTGCAGAGGCAGAAGACAAGATGTTTAGATTTCTACAGACTGGCCTTAAAGGGCAAAACCATAGAACACTTTATATTCCACTTCCAGGAGATTCAGAAACAAATAAAGTGGAATTTAAAATGGAACCCGTTGAAAACGGCATTCAAGAAGGATCCTTTAAAGAATATCGTAAGCAAAATCGTGATGATATTCTTGTTGCTCACCAAGTTCCCTTGTCAAAATTAGGTGGTTCAGATTCATCAGCAATCGCTGCAGCATTAGCACAAGACAGAACATTTAAAGAACAGGTTGCAAGACCAGCACAAAGAAATCTTGAAAAAATGGTAAATAAGATAATTCGTGAAAAAACAGATATTGTTGATTTTAAGTTTAATGAACTTACATTAACAGATGAGATTGCACAATCTCAAATTCTTGAAAGATATATAAAGACACAGATTATGCTTCCAAATGAGGCAAGACAGGTTTTGGGGCTGCCTCAAAGAGAGGGTGGAGATGATCCCTTTCAGCCAAAACCAGACCAAGCAGCAAATGATAATGCAAATAGGACAAGAGATGGGGAAAGATTAAATAATCAATCTGATGGATCTGCCACAACTTCAGGTCGTAATCCAAAAGGTGAGGGTAGAGCGTCTCAATAACTGAGATATGTAAAAAAAGGCTCTATAATATATACTACAATGATTATTTCTAAAGCCCATTGGAATTCAGAGGGTGAAACCCTTCGTTTATCAATGCCGATTAGCAAGATTGATAAAGAGAGACGCACTGTCTCTGGTTTTGCATCTCTTGATAATATTGATAAGCAAATGGATATTGTTACAGCAGAAGCATCCCTAGATGCTTTTTCTCGTTTTAGAGGTAATATTAGAGAAATGCATCAACCATCAGCAGTTGGAAAAATGGTTTCATTTAAAGAAGATAAATATTTTGATCCAGAAACAAAAAAGTTTTATAAGGGTGTTTTTGTTTCTGCATATATTTCAAAAGGTGCTAATGATGCATGGGAAAAAGTTTTAGATGGAACTTATACAGGATTTTCTATTGGCGGAAAAATGAATAAATGGGACGATGCATATGATGAGAATTTAGATAAGACAATTCGTGTAATCAAACAATATGATTTGATTGAGTTAAGTCTTGTAGATTCTCCAGCAAATCAATTTGCAAATATTGTATCTGTTGAAAAGGTTGATGGAGTAGATGTTGTTAAAGGTGATAACACTATTTTAGAAAATGTATTTTATGATAAAGAATCTGGATTGGTTATGGTTTCAGAAAATGAATCAGAGGTTAGCCCAACTACTGGTATCCAAATGCAGAATATAGGGTTCGTTGAAAAAACGGATAATGAAAAAGTAAATATGATAAAGTTCTTAGTTGATAGTGCTAAAGGCATTAATACTTCTAAGATTAACAAGGAGGTTAGTCCTATGACAGAAAAAACAAACACAGTTACGGAA